GACCAAATCGTTAAAGGTTTCCAAAAATCAAATGACGAGTTCATCTGGACTGCAAACACTGCATCTGGCGCTTGTTCAAATGGTTTGAATCAAATCTTGTCTTCTGCTACTTCAGGTGTTGTTATTCCAGCATCTATCACAGGTTCAGCTCCTACTTCTGCTACTATCGGTGATGTTGTTGACGTAATGATTGAAAACCTTGCTGCTGACGTACAAGACCGTGAAGATTTGACTGTATTCATGTCAATCACAAACTTCCGCAAGTACATCACTTGGTTGCGTAACGAGAACAACTACCACTTCGACCCAGCTGCTGTTGAAAACCGCACTAACTTTATGGCTATGAAGCACCCATTCACTCCTAACGTAACTATCGTAGGTACAATCGGTCTTCAAGGTTCTAACCGTGTGGTATTAGGCCCTGCTAAACACATCGTTGTAGGTACTGACTTGTTATCAGATTTCTCTGATTTCCAACTTTGGTACGATATCAATGACGATAAGTTGAAGCACCGCGTAGTAACCAAGTTAGGTGTTAACGTAGCTTACCCTGAATTCTGGGTATCTAACAACCAAGCCTAATCAATTGTTGAACATTAAATAAAGGAGATAAGATATGTCAAGTTGTGATATTACTTCGGGTTTTACCCTCGGCTGCCGTGATAACACGGGTGGTCTAAAGAACATCTATATCTTGTCTGGCTCTATTAGTTCGACAGGTGGCACGACAGGTTTGATTAACGCTATTAGTGGTTCTGGTACTTTCTACAAATTTGAATTGACTCGCCAAACTGGTGACTTCACCGAGGCAATCACTTCAAACGTAGAAAACGGAACTATCTTCTACGAACAAACCGTTAACGCGCCATTCCACAAATTGCAATCTGCTACCCGTAACAAGGTAAGAGTTCTTGCAAAGAATCCCGACATCACCATGCTTGTTGAAACAAACAATGGTTCTGCAGATGGTGTTGGTGTATTCTTCTTGCTAGGTCAGACTCGTGGATTGTCATTAAGTGGTGGACAAGGCCAGACTGGAACTGCCTTTGGTGATTTGAATGGATACACTCTTACCTTTACAGGTCAAGAGCCGGAGCCAGCTAGTGAACTTTCGGGTTCAACGTTGTCTTCAGTCCTTTCAGGTATCAGCATCGGATAAAACCATATAATGTAATAGAGGGGGAGGGTAACCTCCCCTTTTTTTACAATTAAGGATAGGAATGATTTACTTACACGCGTCATCATCTAACGATTTTACATTTATACCATCGGGTTCATACTCTGATGGTTCTTCGTTTTTTGTAAAGTTCACGGATTCATTCTCTTTACAAGATTTCATCGCACAAGGTACGGGTTCAATCAATGGTGATTGGGTCGAGATGGAAGTCGATGTAACTTCATCCTATTCAATAGGGACTAATAAGTCTAAATTACCACTTGTTGGTGGTACATATGACGTTAACATTTACCCAGCGTCAGCATTTGGTGCTGAATGGGATGATGAAGACGTACAATGGCAAGTAGAAGCAATTAATTGGGACTCTGCTTTTGCTTCAGTATCGGTTTACGCAAGTGAATCAAGAATTTGGTCTTTAATGGGTCAAGTTTGGTCAAATGTCCCAGCAATTCCAACAACTAATGGTCAAAGTATATTGACAACTAGGGCGTGGGTTTCGGAGAGCTATAGTAGTAGTGAATACTCGGCTAATGGAACAGCAGCTTACTATGTTTATAATGGCTAAGATATATGGATAAGAATAAATTAAAATTTTCAATCATTCCAAAGTATGGAGAGTTTTACTACCCTGATTACAAGGTATTCGAAGACGATAAGGGTGATGTAGTATATTTTGGAAACGACAATAAGTTTCCAAGTATGTTGATTGAACTTTATAGAAAGTCTTCAACACACTCCACAGCTATTAACGCTAAACACGCGGCTGTTGTTGGTAAAGGATTAACAGGTATTGACGAGTCTCTTCTCGAAGTAGCCAATAAAGAAGGTGAAACGTGGAATGACATCCTAAACAAAGTGGCTCTTGATAGAGTCCTTTTTGGTGGATTTGCATTAGAGATTATTTGGTCAAATGATAGAAGCAAGATTGCTGAAGTTTACCATGTTGATTTCTCTTATGTCAGAGCACATAAGATGGACGATTATGGTGATGTACCTGGTTACTATGTTTGGAGAGGATTTGGTAAACAATATAGTATCATTCCTTACAAGAAAAATATCCCATTTCTTCCAACGTTTAGTAGAGTGGATAGAACCGCTCCTAAACAATTATTATATTTCAAACCATATTCTGCTGGTTTGGATTACTACCCATTGCCTGATTACATGGGTGCATTAAAAACTATCGAGTTGGATAAAGAGGTTGATAACTTCCATACAAACAACTTGAAAAACGGACTCGCTCCATCATTAGCAATCACTACATTTACTGATGCTAATGAAGAAGAAAGAGAAGAAATCGAAAAAGCATTACGGGCTGCTTATGGTGGTACTGACAACGCAGGTTCATTAATGTACATGGACGTAGCGAATCGTGACCAAGCACCTGACATCGTACCTATTCCACAAAATGGGGCTGATGCATATTATACTACAGTCAATGACATGGTAGTACAAAAAATCCTAACAGGTCACCGAATCACTTCACCGATGTTGTTAGGTATCAAGACCGAGGGTCAGTTGGGTGGTAGACAAGAATTGTTAGATGCTTATGCACACTTCTTGACCACTGTGATTTATCCAATGCAAAACGACATCATAAAAACGTTCGAAGCTATCTTCAGAACAAATGGTATACAAACTACTTTAGGTATCGAACAAACTAAATTGTTTGATGATGGTACTGAAGAGGTTGACGTAGTGACATCAGTCGAGTCTAACTCTGGCGCTGATGTAGTTTTAGAAACTAAAGCAAACGGAGAACTATAATGACTGATACTCTTTTTATTTCAGAAAACAAATTAAAGAACTTCACCGACTTGAATAATGCAATCGATCCTGATTTGCTTAAAAACGCAGTCCGTGAAGCACAAGATATTCACATTCAGAGAATGTTAGGTTACAACTTGTACCAAAAACTTATCTCTGATGTTAAAACTAATACACTTACTGGTGTCTACAAGACATTGATGGATGTATACGTTCAAGATTCTCTTTTATATTGGGCTTACTTTGAAGCTCTTGAAGCTATTTGGTTAAGACCTCGTAACAATGGTTTGATTATACCACAAGGTGGTGAATCTGCTGTTGGTGTTGACTCTAAAACATACGACAAGAAGAGAGAATCAGTAAAAAATAAAGCTGAATGGTACAGCGAAAGACTTATTGGTTACTTGATTGACAATGGAACGTTGTTTCCAGAGTTTCAAACCGAGACTGGCATGGAAATATTCCCTGACCAATCAACGGCTTATCAATCACCATTTGTAGTTAGACGTGGATACGCCGGTGCCATGCGTGAATGTGGAATCAAAGTAACGGATTCTCGTTACAAGTATCTACCACAATAAGGTTAAGACATATAAATAATAAAGGGATTGAAGATGGGATTCAATTTAACAAACGAACAAATACAAAACACCTACCAACAACTTGTACAAATTTCAGGTTCTACACTTGTTGATGGTACTGGTAGTGCTATAAACTACACTGTAACAAGTGCATCTTACGCTTTAACTGCATCTTATGCTCTTAATGGTGGTGGTGGTTCTACTACTGATACAGGTTCATTGATGGTAACTGGTTCAGCTACAGGAAATGTAATAACCTTTACAAAGGGTAATGGTACTACTTTTGCTGTCACTGTTGACACGGGCTCTACTGATATAAGTGGTAAGTTGGATACGAGTGTTTTCAACGCTTATACGTCATCTAATGACGCAGCAGTTGGTGCTAAATTAGCAACATCAACCTTTACATCTTACTCGTCTTCAGTATCAACAAGATTGACCAATGATGAAACTTCTATCAGCGCTCTTAATGCTGCAACAAGTTCATACCTAACGTCTATCCCATCAGGCGTTGTTTCATCATCTGCAC